GATCCCCTTATACTATTGCTACTCATACTTGGGTGGTTACTCCCAAGCCCTAACGAGATGGGTAGATGGGTACGAGGGTGGTTTACCAATAGACGATAAACTACAACCATACTATAGAAAAAGCCCCAAGAGTAAACCTTCGTGGAATACTCTTGGGGCTTTTTGCGTTTTAACTTGGAGGATCAGGAAGAGACATCCAGTGGGTAGGCTCTCCTAGTGGTGTGTAATGCAAGTCGTACAAAACACCCCCGTATGAAAAGCCTGCACAACACCAACCTACGTGTCCGTCATCGTCTTCGTGTGACGCCCAAATCATCTCTGTGACGTATTTACCATCCCAACCTAGGAAAGATGTACCATCCTTGGGGGCTGTTTTAATAGGTTGCCATTCCATTATGTAGGCTCCGACCAAACAATACACTTGTAAGCTACCACACCTTGTAGGCTATTGTTAAGGGCCTCCTCTGCACCAATGCGGTCTTGGTAACAAATTTCCATTGTAGGGCATGAGATACTGCTAGGGACTGTGGCACACTCTGTAGGGTTCGCGTATAGGCACACGAGGGCTACTGCTGTAATCATTTCTAGTCTCTCTCTAGTCTACATATAGTGCATTTGTGATCGTGCGGGTTTGGGTCTTGCATACCACAACCGTCCAACTGACAAGTTTTGGTGTTAAAGAAGTATCGTAACAAAGCCTTAATCACTTATGAATCTCCTTTAGTGTTTCAATAGCCCATGCTTGGTATTGATGAGCTTTTTCCATGTCCTCTACAGGGTTGCCTTTGTAGAACGCCCTGTGCTGGTACTTCATCTGATTTCCTCGGCAATAGGCTACAAAACCTTCTTTACCCAGCACTTGCTTGATGTAGTCGATACACTCGATGCCTTCACCGTGGTTGTAGTGTGCAGGCTTACTTACGTTGTTGTATGCGCTTGTTTCTCTTTTTTCATCATCTAATGCTGTCATACCTTATCTACCTCTGCTAAAAACACCCTAAGAATTTCTAATGGTACTCTACCGTCAGTATGAGAGTACCCATTCATCTCCCCACTCCAACCTTCTAATAGCACCTCATCCCCATCTAGGGATACACGTCGCTTATGACCCCCCTCAGTTACATAAGTCACTTGCACTACACGAGGGTGTTTGTAAGTCCTTAGTTCAGCAGGTTGGTTGATAACCTCAAACTTCTTACTCATGTCTTTCTTTCCTTCTGCTATCATGTACTCTGAAGGCGTCAGCCTGACACCGTAGTACCTCATGTGATATACCTTTGTCAAGAACTATTGTTCTGTACAAACTTCTTTGCTAGAGGGTATTGCTGAGAGAAAGCAGAGTACACAGAGTCAACCTCAATACCGTGCAATTCCGCAACAACCAAAGCTACAAAAGTAAGGTCAAATACACACTGGGTATCATCTGGGTAATCCTTTAGCAAATCTAGCAATTTAACAACACGGTCTTTGTGTGCAAGCTTAATAGTTTCTGTGTCTGACATAAGTGTATCCTTTGTATGTGTCAAGTATTAGTTAAGCCTTTTATCCACATGCTTAGGTGTAAAACTTGGGCGCTGGCCTCAGTGACCAAACTTATCAGCCCAAGTTTATCTCTACGTAAGGTCTACGATTTCACAAGTATCATTTCATCTAGGACCTCACAGCATATTTGAGAAAACTCTCTGAAGTTTACTTCATAAGAAGGTTCATGGTCATATTCAGCGTAAACACGAACCACCACCCCAATTTTATTTACGAACAACTCACCCAAAACATCAGACTTAAGGCAAACCACTTTATCTCCCACTTTGAACTTCGGGGACTTCTGTTCAGGTTTTTGTTGTGCCACTATTTAGGCCCTTCTGTTGTTTTCATTATAAGCTTCGTAGAGTATCATACCCCGCAAGAACCACCAGTGCCAGAGATGTCACAAATATCATGGGTCTCTACGTGTTCATAGAACTCTTCCCCAAGTTTTGCAACCGCCTCTGTGTAGGGTACAGACGTAAGTGGCTGACCCCCTCGTGCGCCATCAGGGTAGCAAGTGAACCCACGTAGTCGGTGGGCATAAGAAGCCAAAGTATTAGAGAAGTCCTTTACAGTATCCTCGTTGTTTAGTTTACTTCCCCACGCTGGTAGGTTGATCGTAGATGAGATAGACATATCCACGTAGTCTTGTACATCAGCTTGGAACTTAATGCGGTCCTCGTACTTATCCGCAAGATCAAGGGCGCTCTCTACCTTCTCTGGGTCTGCACCATAGAACTCAATCAACTCTTGTGCTGCGCTATCTACAACATACTGATAAGCCCATCGGTCTTTACCTTTCAAGTACCGACGCTTGTAGGCTACAGCAAAGATAGGTTCAATACCCGTAGATGTACCAGCAAGAATACCAATACTACCAGTAGGTGCAATAGCACGATTAGCTACAGGACGTGAGATACTAAGACGGTCAGCAAAAGAAGCACTCACAGTATCAGACACACCACGATATACCGACAACCACTGATGCAACTCAGGTGTGACCTCATACTTGTAGCCGCGTTTAATAAGCCACTCATGTACACCCATGAAGCCTAGACCCAATCGACGGTTCTTAGCGCGTGTCAAGGCAACCTTATCATAAGGAAGTTGAGCCTTAAGCGTACCACAGATCAAGAACATAGTACCCAACCGGACAACATCATTAAGCTCTTTGATACTTTCGATACGACCGAAGTTCAGGCTACCCAAGTTACACACATCACTGTCATCTTCACTTGTGACCTCCGTACATGCGTTTCTCAGGGTTTCATTCTCCTTATCGAAGAAGTTAAAAGAGAACCCCGGTTCTGCTGTCTTCATCGCCTGAAGGACGTTCTGTTCAAATACCTTACCTACTTCACCAGTCTTCCAGTAGTTAAGCAACCACTCAGTGTCGTAGTTTACAGAGATGTTAGTCATGTCCAGTGGTGCAGGAAAGTTAAAGTCCTCTTGTTTGATGTCCCATAAGGTCTTACCAGTCTTGCCAACAGGCATAGAACCCCAATCCTTAGCTTTAAGGAACTGCTCAATATCCCCATGCTTCCAGTTGAGTGAAGCGTAAATAGCGGACCGACGAGAGCCACCCTGCATAACCCTACGACCAATCTCGTTAATCATATTCATCTTGGGGATAGGACCAGAGGCTTGACCACCTGTACGTTGAATAGGAGCGCCTTCAGCACGGTACACAGAGTAGTTTACGCCAATGCCACCACCAGTCATAAGACAGGACTCAGACTTCCAGCTTAGGTCGGCCCAATCCTCTCGGCTGTCTTCTTCTGCTTTCAGTAGGTAACAGTTGTTGAAGAACTTGTTAGGACGACCTGCGTAGTAGAGGTAGCGACCACCGGGGATGAACTTAAGATCACGGATGTACTCCTCAAGCTGTAGCTTATCTTCTTTAGTCACGACATCACCAGCAGCAGACATAACATCCTCTACAAGTGTCTTAGCCAATGCTGCCCAAGTCTCTGCACCCTCGTGACGGTACTTATGGTTAAAAATATCCTCAGAGAACTTGCTGCGGAACATTGGGTTCAGGTTAGACTTAAACTTGCTCATTATTGCTCTTTCTTCTTGTGTGTGCCAAACTCTTGTACTAGCACTTTATTGATGTAATGGTTCTGTGTAGGCTCTGGGATTTCCCACCAACTTTTGTAGGTAGTACCGTAGGCTTTGTTATCCTTTAGGTACATAACCCACGCTTTCTCTTGTACCTCAGTCATTTGTTTTTCTCTCAAACGTCTTACATTTTGTGTTGTGGAAGGGGAAAGATTTAAGGTACATCATGCTACTACGCTTATGACAATTGGCAAAATCATACTGTGGGTATTCCCACCCCTCACCATCTATGAAAAAGTGTTTACAAAGCCTACAGGCTCTCTCTTGTACCTCAGTCATTACAGGTTTCCTTTTTCATGCACCCAATCCACAAAGTTACCCACCACTGTTCTCCTTGTCTTCTTTCAACCAGACGAGACGATTAATGTCCCCACGGTTAATACCAATATCCTTGAGTTCTACATCAGTCAAGCGATTAAGTTCTTTGATTACCTCACGGTGCTTTCGCCACGTACTTAGGTACTTATAGTACCTACTAAAGATGTTCATTACCAAAAGTCCTTCCTAAAGCGTTCTGCCCCCTTAAATCCGTACCCCAACACACCAAACACATACACTATACAGAAACCGATAAATACAGGTACAGTAAAGATAAGACGCCTAAGTATTGTATACCAAGGTAGGTAGTTCTTATCGTAGTATCCTTCGGGCCATTTAATCCAGTTCATACTACCCCCTTAAAAATTCTTGGTGTTAAAAGCTCCACACGTTGAGCAGACAGATTGTGTATCCTGCTTAAGGCACTCTTGTCTCCATCAATAAATTTTCCCATCTCAACCTTCAACTCTTTGTTTATGTCACCAAGCTTTGAACCAACAAACAGACCTTGTGCTACTTCGTACTTATTCAAACCAAATCCCCCAAATATACCTTCTTATAATTCTCATTCTTAATGATCTTGCCATCTACCCTACGCTGGATAGTCCCATCAGGCTGCACACACCTACCAATGTTATTCTTATGTGTACGTTCGATTGCGGTGTCTAGGTCATACCCCATAGCACGAGCATACCCATACAGGACATACACAAGGTCGGCTAGTTCCTTAAGCTCCCTTGTAGGTGTCCCACAACCAACCTCGTCTTGCCACTCTTTGTACTCTTCTTCAATCAAGGTGAGGTACAACTTAGGTGACCCCTCTTGTTCTGTTACTGTGGCAAATTCCTCTACCATC